GGTGAAGTTAATGCTGCTTTTGCTGTTAATGGACAATTTTTTGATTACCCGTGGGGTTCAGAAACAACCCCAAATCATTTATATACCACAAGTAGGGTTTTCCATTTAACAAAAGGCGATGTAGTAGAAGTTAAATCTAGAGCAGCTACTGTTGTTAGTGGGACTTCTACTGTATTTATGGGGCACAGTGCGTGGTCAGGGTTTTTAATCACTGGTCAATCTACAGGGATGGGTGGTTCAGGTGGTGGTGAGGTTACAGAAAAAGAAGCTGTTGTAATGAAAGCACACCTCTCTACTGCACAAAATGCAAGTGCTAAAGGATATATAACTGTTTTACTAGATAATGCAGTAAACGATACAGAAAATTGTTTTAGTTCTTCTGACAATGCTTTTATTATTAAAACTGCTGGTTACTATCAAATAAATGGTAGTACACGGCAAGACTGTACAGACGCTGCTAAATTAGCAGGAATGACAAGTGTGGTAACTTTAAATGGCTCTTCTATTCTTGTTGGTAATTACATGACAACAAAAGGCGATTCAGGGCTTGACACTAACCCTCACTCTAGTGTTACTAGTGGAATGCATTATTTAGAAAAAGGTGATAAATTACAATTAAAATCATATACAATAAATGATTCTACTAATGTAGATAGACCTATTAGTGCAAACCCATCTTACACTTACCTATCACTTCATTTAATTACTGGTCAATCAACAGGTTCAGGTGGTGGTGAAGTTGCAACTTTGCCTAGCAATAGAAACCTTATTATGAATGGCGGTATGAGGATAGCACAATGGAAAAGTCCAGAATGGAATTCTGCTTTAAATAGAGAGGATGTTTCAGTCACTACCTCTAGTAATGGTTTTCACACTGTAGATAGATGGCAATATATTGTAACGCAATCTGGAACATATAAAATTTCTCAAGAGTATGATGGTTCAGTAGCACCTCGTGAACCTCAAGACGTTCCTTTAAATGCTGGAGTTAGTTATACTGCTAAAATGGTATGTACTACTGCCAAAGCAGACCCAATTATGCTGGGTATGCAACAACATTGGGAAGGACGATTTTTACAACATCTTAAATGGGGAACACCAGAAGCTGAAGACTTAACATTATCTTTCTGGATTAAATCAAATAAAACAGGAGTATATACTGCTAATTTAACAAGAAATGATGCGGATTTAGTTGTAGCTCCTAAAACCTATCCAAGAGTTGTTGGATTAGAGTACACAATAAATGCTGTTGATACTTGGGAAAAGAAGACTATAACTTTTTCTGGAGATACAGACCCTATTGCTGCTTTTGACACCAACCTTAATTATAAATGTTTATCGTTAGGGCTTTGGTTTGGTGCAGGAGATATGTATACAAGTGGAACATTTACTAATGGTACTTGGACAAACATTCTAGATTCAAGTGATTCAATTTCACCAAACCAAGTTAACTTATCAGAAACAGTAGGTAACTACATTAACATTACCGCAGTTCAGTTAGAAAAAGGAGATAAAGCAACAGATTTTGAAGTGATTCCTTTTAGTCAGGAACTATTAAACTGTCAACGATATTGTCAAAGTATTACTAAATTCAATGGAGTTTCAGCGGAAAATAAAACTGACTTATTATGCTCTTTTGATTTTAAAACAGAAATGAGTAAAAATACGCCAAAATTTATTCAAGATGGTCTATTTTCGTTTACTGATGGCACTAATACATATACTCAAAGTAGAGAAGGTGCATATGTAGAATCATCAGGAGGAGTATCTTCTGAAGGAGTAACTTTAAAACTTATGAATTTTACTTTTCCAACCGCAGGTAAAATGTGTATTAAAAAAGAAATTGATAATACCCAAACTAATCCATCAAGACTTATAGTCAATGCAGAGCTATAATGGATGTTATTAAAACAATTAAATTAAGAAAGAGGATTAAATAATGTCAGGAATAAAATTTAAAGGTGATACTTCTGGCGAGATCTTATTAGAAACACCAGCAGTTGCAGGAACTAATACACTAACATTACCTGCCGAAACAGGAACATTAGCAACAACCACAGAAATAAATAATGTAATTTATAAAAATCTTGGTACGCGTAACTTTATTATCAATGGTGATATGAAAATTGCACAGAGGGCAACAAGTGTTGCAAATGTTACTGGAGGAAATTATTATACTGTAGACAGATGGCAGTGGGTAAAGGTTGGTTCTGCAACTCTGGATATGGATCAATCAACTGATGTTCCTGCTGGACAAGGTTTTACAAATTCAGTTAAATTAACTGTTAACACTGCTGACACAGCAATAGGAGCTACTGATTACTCATATTACAGACAGCCAATAGAAGGAAATAATATTGCTCAATTAGAATTTGGAAATGCATATGCAAAAACAATTACTCTTTCTTTTTGGGTTAAGTCATCTATTACAGGAACATATTGTGCTACTTTACATAATAATGATTTTTCTAGACATTATATTGCCGAGTATACAATAGATACTGCTGACACTTGGGAAAAGAAAACTATTACAGTTGTTGGAGATACAACTGGCACTTGGGCAACCGATAATACAAGAGGATTGATTTTGCATTTTGCTTTAGCAACTGGGGCAGATTATCAAGGTTCTCTTGGATGGCAAGGTGATGGTGTAAAACTTGGCTCAACAAACCAAGTTAACTGGTTAGGTACTACTGGATCTACACTTTACTTGACAGGCATCCAACTAGAAGCAGGTGAAGAAGCTACACCATTTGAACATGTACCAGTTGATATTAGTTTAAATAGATGCAGAAGATATTTTCTTAAAAAATACTTGAGCCATAAGTTAGTTGTTGTATATTCAAATGGAGACACTAGGGGTCACCAAGAACATATAGGTATTATGAGAGATAGACCTATTATGTCTGGAGAAAGGTTAACTGATCTCGGTAATAATGAAAATGTTAGTTGGGGAGTTTTTACTCAACATAGTTTGAATTTTTCTTCAGCAGGGACAAAAATTAATGCTCCTACAGACAGTTGGAAGTTACAAGCTATAGCATATGAGCATCAATATGGTAATGTAGATGGTACGATTGGTAAAGATATTTGTTTAAGATATGGTCACGAAGGTGGAGCAATAGAGGGGTATTCAGGCTCACTTAACTTAATTGCTATAAATATAGTAGGTACAGTTAATTTTGATGCGGAGCTATAAATGTATGGCATCCTTACATTCTCACAGAGTCCCTATTCAACATTAGGTAGCTCTCTAAAAAAAGGTGAAGCTTCCATAAATGGAACAGCAACCTTAACGGCTAATGGGGTAAGAATAAAGTCATCATCTGCTGATATAGTAGGTAGTGCTTTTGTTACTGCTGATGGGACGATAATAAAATTAAGCACAGCATCTATCAGTGGTGTTGCTACAATAGATGGTATTGGTGGTGTAATTGATGCAGGATACGCAACTATTACAGGCACTGCAAAACTTAATGCTATTACTACAGCAATAAGACACGCTAGTGGATATATAACTGGTAACGCAACATTAAAAGTATCTTCAGCAATACTTGGTGAAGAATGGACTGATGTCCCTGTAGAAGATAATACATGGAATGAAGTAGCAGCAAGTAGTGATGTATGGACAGACTCAACAGTAGGATCTAACAAATGGAAACGACAAGGATAATTTTTTATGGCAAAGCTCAAGGTTTCACAGTGGGACAGTACCGCTGCAAATAATACTGACATAAATTCAATCAACATAAATGAGGGATGCCCTCCCAGTACCATCAATAATGCAATTCGTGAGGTAATGGCTCAAATTAAAAATTGGCAAGATGGTGCTAGTGGTGATGATTGGACAAGTGCTGGAACATTAAACATTACAGGCTCATTGGAATTAGATGGCTCTACAGGTACGGCAGGGCAAGTTTTAGTATCTAATGGCACAGCTACACCTACATGGGGTAATGCTTTTGTTACAGGCATGATAATGTTATGGTCTGGATCTACAGGTTCTGTTCCTAGTGGTTGGAGATTATGTGATGGCGGTGGCGGAACTCCTGATTTAAGAAATAGATTTGTAGTTGGAGCAGGAAGCACTTATGCTGTAGATGCTACTGGTGGTAGTGCAAATGCTGTAGTAGTATCACACAGTCATGGAGCATCCACTACAGTAAATACTAAAACAGGACTAAATGGAACATTAACTTTAATTAATAGAGGTGGTTCTTCAGGAGCACAATCTTTAATGAGAGCTAGAAGTGGTTCAGTTACATACGCTTCTTCAGGTCAAGGTAACTATGGTACAGGTTGGGAAGGAGAAGGCGGTAGTAATTCATCTAAAGCAACATTTACTCTAAACCACAACCATTCTGCTTCTACATCTGTTACTTCTGCTGGGTCATCTGGTACTAACAAAAACTTACCTCCTTACTACGCATTAGCGTACATAATGAAACTATAATATGGCAACTAAACGATTACAATTTTCAGACTGGATGCCAGATCAACCAGCAAACGCAGGTAGCTTAAATGATGCTAAAAATGTATATCCTATTGCAATAGGTTACGCACCATTTCCTAGTGCTGTAGATTTTTCTAATTCTGCCAGTGAAGATTTAAATAGTATCTTTGTAGCAAAATGGAATGACCAAGTAGAAGTATTTGCAGGAAGTGACACAAAAATATTTAAACTTGATAACACTACATTAGATTTAGATGACGTATCAAAGTCAGGCGGATATGGTGGTAATGGTATATGGAGATTTGAGCAATTTGGTAGAACTGTATTAGCAAGTAACGGATCACAGAAAATACAATATTGGACTGTTGGTGTATCTTCAGCTTTTGATGATGTAGCAGCCACAGCACCTATAGCTAAAGATATTGCAGTAGTTCGTGACTTTGTGTTTGCTGGTAACTTACTAAATGGTGATGAACCTGACAAGGTGCAATGGTCAGATATTAATGACGAAACAGATTGGACTTCTGGAGCTACAAGTCAAAGTGACTTTCAAATAATTCCTGATGGTGGCAATATTCAAGCTATCACAGGCGGTGAGTTTGGTATGGTGTTCCTTGAGAAAGCTGTGGTCAGAGCTAGTTATTCTGGCAGTCCCTTATTCTTTCAGTTTGATACAATATCAAATGGTCTAGGATGTTTAGAAGGGAACTCTGTTGTTAGGTATGGAAACACTAGCTTTTTCTTATCAGATGATGGTTGGTATTCTACAGATGGACAATCAGTGACAAACATTGGATTAGAAAAAATAGACAGATATTTCTTTGCTCACGCAGATTTAGTAAAAATAGATACTATTAGTGCTGCTGTAGATCCTGTTAAAAATTTAGTAGTATGGAACTATGCCAACGTAGAGGGTGGCAGAAGTATTATTATGTACAATTGGCAATTACAAAAATGGTCAAGAGCTGAAACAACTTCAGACGTAGTTGGCACTATTGCTTCACTTGGTGAAACATTAGAAAGTTTAGAGTCCACATTAGGTTACACAAACCTAGACACAATCCCTGCATCATTAGATTCAAGGCTTTGGGTTGGTGGTAAGTTTTTGTTTGCAGGTACTAGAGGTAACAAAGTTATTATATTTACAGGTGATCCATTAACACCACAACTTATTA